ACTGTTAAAGAACCCGATGGTTACGATTGGATTACTCCCTGAACTTTATTTGAGGTAAATTATGACTCGTTACGATGATCCCAACACTCCTGTTGCTATTGTTTTTGGTGTTGGGTTTGTAGTTGTTATTGCTCTGCTGTTTATTGGTGGACCAATGTATAATGTGTGGCAACAATCTCTTGCTGGTAAAGCAGAACTTCAAAAGGCAGAATACACTCGTCAGGTTGCGGTTCTGGAAGCACAAGCAAAGAAAGATTCAGCACAACAACTTGCCGATGCTGAAATCATCCGTGCTTCTGGTGTTGCCAAGGCAAACCAAATCATCGGTGATAGTCTGAAGGACAATCGTGAGTATCTTCAGTATCTGTATATCACTGGTCTGGAAGAAGGTTCTAACAAAGGTAACGTGACCATCTATGTGCCTACTGAAGGTGGTATGCCTGTTCCTACTCTCCAAATGAACAAGTGACACTTTGATAACTGGCACAGGGCATCCTTCGGGGTGCCCTTTCTTGCCTTATAATAACACTGAACAACTCATTCGTTCGATTTATGAAGAATCTACATCAGGATCACTTTGAGGATTTTATTCTCACTGGAGACTTTCGTGCTTTGAATGCACTCACAAAGGACTTTCATCTTTCTACCAAGATTGATGGGAGTCCTGCTGTAGTTTTTGGTAAGAATCCTGCAACAGGTAAGTTCTTTGTATCTACAAAATCTGCATTCAACAAAGTAAAGATCAAACTCTGTCATTCTCATGAAGAAATTGATTCACACTTTCAAGGTGAAGTTGCAGACATTCTTCATGATTGTTTTGATTATCTACCTCGCACAAATTCTATCTTTCAATGTGATTTTCTGGGGACTGGTAATTCTGACACTGTTCAACCCAATACCATTTCTTACATCTTTTCAGAAGTAGTTACTCAAAAGATTATTGTCTCTGTTCATACTCAATGGGCAACGGAAGGTGAACTCAAAGATGCTTATGTAATGGGTACAGCGCCTCAGTTTGAGTCTGATGATGATGTATATTTTGTAGATAATTCTGCTCATCAGACTGTAGATTGTGAAGACTTTGTAGATGTGATTGGATTCATCAAACAGATGGCAACTACAGTCACGTTTGCAACCGAAAAGGAAGTCAAAGAAATTAAAAAACAAATTAATGCATGTATTTGGGAAAATCGTGAAATTATACCTGAAGAGTTTGATAATCCTGCTTTGATTTCTCTCTGGAAAGTTGCAGAGAGTGTAAAACTGGATTTTCTACACTTTTGTCGTGCTGATCGTGCCCCTGCTTCTTATTTGTATGGAGAAGAAATTAATCATGAAGGGTTTGTTCTTCAAAATGAAGAGGTAATTGTAAAATTCGTAAATCGTAGAGTGTTCTCTCATGCGAATTTTCTAAATAACAATAAAAAATGAAAACCTTTTCACAGTTTCAAGAAGACGCTGGCAGTGGTAGAAGTAAACAATATGCAGATGAACGAATCAGAAGAAAATTCAATGTTCCTTCTCCTATTCAAATTAATAAAGAGCGAAAATTAGCGTATATGTTACAAAGAGATCTACCACCACCATTGTATAGGTCATCAACACCATAAATATCTAAAAAGTATTTCTTAAAGATGTTAAAGGAAGCAAAGGTTGATGATCGTTTGAGTCCATCTCAAAAAGAAATCATTCGTAATCGTCGTTTAAGTTCTAACGACAGATTACCAGTTCATGGTGAGTCTCCAGGAGATACAGAAAATAGACTCACACAAACCAGAAGAAGAAGAACCGCAAGAGATCGTGGTGGTCAAACAGTTAGAGGATCAAAATTACCAAAGTATAACAAACATGCCGAATTTGGTGGAGTTACTTATCAAAAAGACTTGAATCCCGATAAAGTATCAGCAAGAAGATCTGAACTTCGCGCAAAAAGAGCAAAAAACAATATTAGATCTTTTAAAGAAGGAAAGACTTTCTCAGAGTTTTTAGAAGAAGCAAAAAGAATAAAACTTGTAAGAATGTATCATGGCACACCCAAATCATCTGCAGATAAGATTAAAAAATCCGGATTTAATACTTCAGATGTTTATACATCAACAGATAGAGGAATTGCCCAATCTTTTGGTAGTAGACATGGCGAAAAAAATACAGAAGTGATTTCATTTAGAGTTCCTAAAAAGAGCATTGGTACTCCAGGTAAAGTGATGAAAACTGATGGGCAAAGGGCAGTTGATAAATGGGGGAGAGAACATTATTCAACTACTATGAATCCCAAATATGCAGAAAAACATATCTCAAACGACACGGGAGTAATACATTCTCCAAAGATTCCAGTTCAATATAGAAAAAAATATTTTAAGGATAACCCAAATAGTAGATTTAAACCAAGAACTAAAACTCAACCAAAAAGAAAATGAAGACTTTTCAAGAATTTCTTCTCATTGCAGAAAAGTATTATGCTCCTGATGAGAAGTTGCCATCAGGTAAGACACCAGAAGAGAAGGCAGAAGATCGTGATGAACGACCATATTCATCAAAAACAAAGAAAATACTACAACAGATGAGAACCAGAAAATTTGTTCGACACGGTGCAGACAATCCCGAATTGAATCGCCATTCTTCTACACAGAGTGATGTGATTGGTGGTCCAGGATGGATGTCAGTAGGTGATAAAGAGACGGGAATTTATTATAATGTGAGTCATAATGGAAGAACAAAGGATGGAAAGAGAGTATTTAATGTAACGTGGAATCATAGTGATAGACCATCAGAACTGGAAAAAGATCCAGAGAGAAGAACTGAGTTAGTCCGTGCAGCAAAAGATGTATGGAAACAAGATGTTGAACATCGTCTTCCACACGGATCAATTGTCACCAATCGTCCTACTGAAAATAATAGGTATGATGATCAAAAGGGTGAGACAAAGAAAAACACAAGATCACGTTTATATCAAAGAGCAGGATTTGGTGAAATGAATCCAGAAACGGGAAAACAATTTGCTCAAGTTGGTCGCCAATTAAATACAAAACAAAAAAGAAAAGGAAAGGGAAGATTAACACCTTTACCATCAGACACCGAATACGAGTTTACTAATCATTAAACTGTGACACTCTAAGAACTGGCACAAGGCCCCCTCACTCCCCACCAGTCTGCCCTTATAATAATAGAGTCAACCAAATCACTCATGACTCTTCAAAAAGAAGAAATCAATCACTTTATTGATTATGTGATGGATTTTTATGGTCCAAATGGTATCTATCCCATGGGCGCCAATCGTACCATCGCTCGCAAGGCGACCAATGACATCATCAGGATTCATAAGATCAAAGGTCAAAGTTTCCTTGGTGACAGTTATGATCGTGAATTGGTGAGAGATCTTATGTGTGACAAGTACAATCTGCAACCTCAATCATGAATCTCTACATTATCAAAGAAGTTCTAATTGATTATACCAGTGGTATGGTTGTAATCTCTGCCGAATCTAAAGAACACTGCAAAGAGTTGTTCATTAAAGAGTTCAGTGATTATTATGAAAAAGAGTTTGATGAGTATGCAACTTTCAAGATTATTGAAGGTGTGAATCATCCTGCTGGTATTGTAGATTATGTGTATGGAGGAAGTTAATGATTAAGTTCTTATTGAATCTTACACCAGTTAAGTACGGATCTTATACTGCTAAAGGTAATCAGATTCAAAGAACATTCTCCAATGGTTTCAGTTACATTGCTTCCGAATGTAAGTCACCAGCAGAAGCACAACGGATTGTAAATGATCTCAATCAACTCTCAAACAAATGACTGACGCACAAAAGATTGATGCACTGACTGAACTTCTCAATGATGTAATGCACACTCTGAATATGAAACAATACTGCATTGATGATCCAACTGAATCTCATCAATGTGAAGTGGAAGCAGATCAGTTTCATCAAAAAATGCTGAACATTCTCCATGACTAAAACCTATCCTTACATTAAATACATTCCACATTTTGTTGCAATTCGGTTGATTGTGCTTGGTCCTGTTGCAATTGCACAAGCAACTGCAGAATTTATCTCTAACTCTTTGGATAAAGTATGCTATAAGATTGATAAATTTCTTCCGCCACCTTATATTGAAAAGCAAGTAGAATGGGATCAACTTCCAAAACACCGTCAAGAAGCAATTGAACAACTTGCCAAAGCACGGGGCACTACCAAAGAACGAATTCTCATTCAAACTGTAAAACCATGAAACTCTCTACCAATTCCATTTCCAAGATTGCCGATGCACTCAAACCAACGGTGATTAACTACATCTATGAAGATCCTGAATATGCAGAGTACATGCACGGTGCTGTGATTGAAGGTATTCGTGCTGCCATGGGTGATATGGATGAAGAGTTGCTTTTTGAGATTGGTATGCTAGTATTTGATCGTATTGAATTGAAATGATGGTTGAAACACTGATTGCTGGGCTTGCCTGCGGTATTGCTACATACTACGGAATTGGAGATGGATTTCATGGGCAAACAACTGCTAACGGTGAGCGGTTTGATGCTTATCGTTGGACTGCAGCTCACCCT